TATGCAATGCCGGGGGCTGAGAAATAAAACCGTAGACTGCGCTCGGAGAAGAATTCGGGGTCGGCTATTGGACGGGGGTTCGATTCCNGCCTGATATCGCAGCCTGAACCTTTAGTCCGTCAGCCCGGGAGTTGCTTCCGGCCCGGTGTCTGGCGTCGTCTAGGGAGCCACTGGGAGTCGCCCATGTTGGTGGGGCGCCTCCGACACTCAATCAACTGAGNCATCTCCAGTCGCCGATGGCGGATTCTAGGGGTGGTTGCAACNGATTCTCATCTGTCGTTGCAATTGCAATAAATGTTCACATACGCGGGTACAAGGTGGGTACAAGAAAATCCCCTACCTGCTGCATTACTGGCAGGTAGGGGATTTTCATTAGGTATTGACGCGCGATTCAAGCGCTTCAATCCGCTCGTAGATTGAGCGGTGGGTGTCGTGCGCGTGTGAGTCGATTAGTCGCTGAGCCGACTCGCGCGCCGTGCGTTCATCGTGTATCTCTGCGGCCATCCTGCTGCCGCGCTCATCGATCCTGTCGAACCGCTCCTTCATGTCCGACAGACTCACTCCGTGGTTCTCGAGCGTCGAGGCGACGCGATCGACCGTCGATGAGAGGCCCTCGAACTTCTCGGGCAGGACTGCGAGTGCCCCGACTGTTTCGCTGACGGCCTTGACGGCGTCACGGACTTCGTCGAGGTCGTCGCGGAAGTTCGTCGCGTGATCGTTTGAGACCTGCGCGTCAGCGGACTGTGCGGCTTTCTTCGCTTCCTCTGCGGCCTTGGTGACGCGCTGCATGTGCGACTCCATGCTCGCCTTTAGGCGCGCGAACCACATTGCGACGACGCCGCCGACACCGGCTAGGAGGATTGCGATGAGGCCGTTTGTAGCCTCAATTATCTTCGGATCGGAGAGGATGCCGCTCACGACTGCGTCTCACCGCCTGAGCCGCCGCGCGTCACCGCCTCGTCCGCGCTCGCTCGCACGTCGTCGATGGTCTCGCCTCCCGGAGTGAGGGCCCCAGCCCAATCGATGATGCTCACGCCGCCGATCTTGATCCCCGAGAGGATCTGATACACGGTCCAGGCAACGCCAAGGAACACCATCGCCTGCGAGACGATGAGCTTCCAGGTCGCGGGGTAAGACCCCGAGACCCATACGACGGCCGTCACGACGACGGCGACGGCCACCATCAGCCAGACGCGACGCTGGCGCGTCCAGTACGGGCGGTCGAGTGCCGCCTGGATCAGCGGCCACACGACGCCGATGAGGACCGACGTCACAAACGGATCGGACTGCAAGCCGAGCAGGATATCACTCTGATTCACTTCTGTCTCCTTCTCACGCGGCCTCTGCGCCCGCGAGCGCGATGCTCACGGCGGCGTTGGTTGCCGCTCCGTAGATTTCGTCCTGGTATGCGCCGACTGCGGCCTGAATGCGGCCGACGACGGCGTCGTGTGCGGCTTCGGAGTTTTCACCCCAGATGCCGTCTGGCTCTGCGCCCACGACTCGCTGCGTGTATTCGACGCCGAAGGGGAATTCGGCGCCTCCCCAGGTGGATGCGGCAGCGACGGCGAGGATGCGCTGGCGAGTGTCGGGGCCGAGTACGTTGTCGGGGTCTGCACCGACCGCGCGCTGCAGGGCCGTGATGTCGGTCGGGCCGGACTGCGCGGGCGCAGCTCCGCCGCCGTCCCAGCGGCCGTTGTCGATCATCCAGGCGAGCACGACGTGCATGTCGACCCACCCGAGGATGTCCTCGTCGTAGCGGTACTTGACGAGGACGCCGTTGCCGTTGTCCTGGGAGCCGCCCATGCTGGTGTTGCCCTCGACGGCGCGGTACAGTGTCGCGGCAGGGTCGGGCCAAGATGCGCCGACGTGGTCTGCGATGCCATCGCCGTGCCACTCGTAGATTGCCTGCCGGCCGTAGCCTGGTTCGTCGCTCCACGCGCCGATTTGCTGCGCGAAATTCTTGATGTACGGGACGTAGTACCACCACGCCGCATTCATCAGATTGACGCCGGCCTGCAGGAAGCCCCAGACCTGGAAAGCTCCGCACCAGGCGTAGCCTCGGAAGTCGCTCTTGCCGACTGCGTCCCAGTACTTGTCGCCGCCGATGTGGCCGGCCTCTTCGAGCATGGCGCGCAGGGCGGTGTCGACGGCTGCGACGACGCGGGGGTCATTGGGGGAGGTGGTCATGCCTGGCCTCCTTCACGCTGAGTGATGTTGCGTTCGGTCAGGAGGCCGAGAAGCTCGTCCTCCTGAACCTTGGTTTCGGGCATCGTTTGAAGATCGGGTGCCATGCTCGTTTTCCTTTCGGGGTGCAAGTAGCCCCGGCCACCAGGTGCGGTGGTCGGGGCGTGATGTGTGGCCGGCCGGGATGGTCGGTCAGGTCTTGATAATGAAATTCATCGCGACATACGGCGGCATGATGTTGAACGGCTGCGAACCGCCCGTGACTTGGGCGACGGCACGGTCAAGGTATCCCGCACCGAACGACGAGATTCCGGGCCATCCGCCACCGCCCGAGAAATTCGTCTGATAGATGCCTGCACCACCACTCCACTGGCTGGATTCGCCGCCGATCTGGTGCTGGTGACGCGGCATCTCAGCCGTTGTCATCGTGTGCTTCTCCTCGCCGCCCTGCTCACCAGCAGGATGCGCCGACGACGCACCGAGGACGAAGCGGCCGCGAAGGTCGGGCACACGGAACTTAAAGCCGCTGCCAAAGACGCGCGCCAGGTCCGGGTAGGTGCGACGGTCGTACTCTTTCCCATCGCAGAGAAGCCATCCGGTCGGCGCGGATGCCCCGGCGAAGGCCGCGATGACACCGGCCGGCGTCACAACCGTGATCGCCTCACCCGGGTCACCCTTTGGGCCGCGCGGGCCAGTCTCCCCCGGGTCGCCCTTCGGGCCAGGCGGGCCAGCCGGGCCGCGCTCACCCTGGTCGCCCTTCGGGCCGGTGTCGCCCTTCGGACCGGGGGGGCCAGGCTTGCCCGCTTCCCCGCTTCCGGTCCCAGTCCCCGACCCGCCTAGCCGCAGGTCTGCGAGGTCTATATACGTGTCCCGGTATGTGCGAGTGGCCGCGAGCGCCTGCATATTCCCCTGGTGTATCTGCACGAGGATACGGTCGCCCGGGTACGCTTTGCGGGTGAGCAGTCTATCTGGGACGACCATGATCGCGTCATTCCAATCGTCGCCGCGCCTCCACAGGTCCGCGTCGAATCGCACGCTGACGAATCCCTGCCTCGGCCTGCTCACACACGTCGCCCATTGGTATGTTGGCTGCGCGTCGAGCTTGCTGCGCAGCTCAGCGACGACGTCCGTCAGATAATCGAGGCTAGACACCCGGAATCTCCTTAATTGTGGTCGTGACGAGCGCTGTCGGCGACAGCGGGATCTTCATTTCCTGCACGGTTCCCCGCAGGCGCTGTCCCTGCGAAATGAACTCCACGACATCGCCCGGCCGGATATTGATCGGCAGATGCTCAATCACCAGCGATGCGGCAGGCATCGCCTTCTCCGTGAGGATTCTCTGCGCAACTTGGTTGATCGCCGCCTGCGACGTCGCTTTCACCCCGGTCTCAACGTGCATGATTTCGCCGCGGTTCACCGTCGAGAGAGGGTCGCGAGGGTTGTCGTTGCGCGCAACACCGACGACCGCCTGCGATGGCCCTGCGTAATACTTGGTATCTCCGCGTTGCGTTTCGTCCGACCCCGGAGTCCCAATGCAGACAATGACGTTCGGGACCGAGAAGATGTCCCGGTCGATTGTCCAGTCCGCTGAGTGGATCGCCGAGTCGCCCTCGCGGAAAACGTAGGATAGCGGCCGTCGAGACGGCCGAATATACGTGCCCCCCGTGATGACACCGTAAGGGTCTGGCGTCAGCGCACCCCAGCCGACGAGGCGCGCGCAGTCGTTGAGCATCGTGAGGACGTTCGTTCCGACGTCGTATGTAATTGACTCATTGATGAGGTACGGCCCTCCGATGAAGCCGTAATCCCCGAATTTCGTGAAGCCCATCCGCAGATTACGTGCCCGTGCCGCGTATCTGGCGATCAGTCCCCATTTCTCGTTGCCTCCCAGGTGCGCATCTTCTACCTGCTCGATACGGTCAGTCGCCATGCGGTCGAGGTACGCGAGCGTTGAGAGCAGCTCGACGTCCCTCGTCACACGGTGGTCGTTGACTGAGCGGGTCGGTGACGACATCACGAAGGTTGCCACGGGCCAGCCCTCCATGCCTATCGGCACGTAATCAACGCGCGCGTGCATGTTGAACCAGTCGATCTCCTGAGCCCTCTCCGTGAGGCTCATCTGCCCCGACGCACGCAGACGCGACGTCGCGGACAGCGTCACCGACCCGGACTCGACGCCGTCGAGCAGCCCAATGTCCTGCCCGTCTGGAGTCGTAAGCATCACTCGATAATCAGCCTGCCTCACAGGCGAGGTTTCACCCACGGTTCACCTCCGTCAGCTTCGCTGACACCGACCAGATACCGCCGACCTCGCGCCCGAGCTGGACGTCGGACAGAGAGCCGTACAAGACACGGCCTAGCGGGTCTCGATACATGAAGGGCGCAGGCATGTAAGCCAGATCTTCAAGAGCCTGACGCTCGCGCTCTGACGAGTCCAGCAGCGCCGCAGAGACCTGCATGACCCGCTGGCGCTGCGTGCCCGACAGCTCGACGCCCAGCTTTCGGCCCGCGAAGTACTTTACCTCTCGGTTCACGAGGCCAAGCTGCGAGCCCGTCACCGGGTTCCACCCCAGACGCACCGACCTCGAGAAGCCCAGGCCGGCTGAAATCCACACCGCCTGCGAATCCGCGAGCGCGTCGATGATCGTCACGGATGACGAGGGCATTGCCGATGTCGCGGTCACCCTGTACTTGGTCGTGCCGTTGGTGAGGCACTCCCTGTCCTTGTACATGGTCGAGGGCGGGAGTTTGTCGGCGACAATGGTCCAGGTTGAGCCGCCGTCGATTGATCGCTCGAGGCGCGTCTCGACGGTTGGCGGTTGCTTGCTGCCGGCTGGGACTGCTGGTGAGGCAATCGAGATGAGCATGTCCCCCTCGTCCTCTTCCCAGGATGCTGTCACAATCGGCTCGGGCGGCGTCGGATACTCGACCTTGTACCGCCGTTGCACGGTGGTCGCGAGGCCGTACCCGTCCGTGAGTGTCACGCGGACGACGTATTCCGTGCGATTTTCGAGGCGCGCCTTGAAGCGCAGCGGTGCACGCGAGAACGTCGGCTCGGCGCCCAGCGCGGCCGCGGTGCCCTTGATCTGCTCGATGGCCTGCATGTTCGACGAGAGCAGCTCACAGAGCACGGTCGAGATCGTCGTCGACGAGCCCTTCACGTGCGACACCGTGAGTGCCCCGTCGAACGCCGAGCGGTCGAGCGTGAGCGAGTCTGGCGCGAGCGCGACAACCGGCGCATACGTGACCGTTGTCCGCCTGACAGGGGACCAGTCCGAGTACTCTCGGTACTGGCCTTTCGTCCTGATCTGGTAGTCGATCACGCCGGCCGGCAGGTCGATGGTCTTTGTCTGCGCTGATCCCGTGACGGAGGCGAACTTCCAGGGCGTTGCCTCCCCCGCCCGGTGCCCGTCTGCCGTCTCCGTGTACACGGTCGCGTACCGGATTTCCGCCGCTTCCTGCCAGGTCTCGTCGAGAGAGGTATGCGCCCACGTGAACGGCACGGCTCCGACCGTAGCATATGCGCCCGGCCCGGACACGGCCGGTATGCCTGGCTTCTGCAGCACCTGGATCGTGTTCGACGGGGCCGAGCGCTCGGATTCCAGATTGTCGGTCCTGATGATCGCGTGGTACGTGTGCTGGACCTGCAGGTCTGCCGTCTCGTGCACCCAGCCGTCCGCGTCGGCGCGCACTTCTCCGACCTTCTTGTCTCCGTCCCAGATCTCGACCGTCGCGTCCTGTGGATACGCGAACGTTGTTTTCCAGGTGACGCGGATCTGGCCGCGTTCGTTCTTCGAGGCTGTCAGCTCCGAGACCGGAGCCGGATCCGTCGACACGCCGTTCGACTGAGGCGACGGTGGGCCTGGCATGAAGTCCGAGACATCGCGCACCCGCGACGGGATGACCGTCGACGCAGACACGCGATACCAAAAACGATCGTTCGCATACACGGCCTTGCCATCGGCCAGCTTGAAAACTGGCGCCGTTGCGCCCTCGGCGTTCACCCAGGCCACTACGTGCCACTGGCGTGGGAGCCAGGGCCCCGAGTAATTGTCGGAGTATGCGTCCCAGCGTTCGATCACATACGAACGGATCGGCGACGACGCATCTGCCGGCTTCGCGGCCGGCCACTCAAGCAAGACCGAGCGCCCGTCCTCAAACAGCGACGCCTTACAGTACGACGGTGCTGACGGCGGCTTCGCCGGCCGCGCAGGCAGCGTAAGCCACGCCTGCATTGACGGGTGCCCGCCGTTCCAGATCGGCCCCAGCGAATAGCCGACGCCAATCGATCGCTCCTGATTCGGCAGCAGATCCTCACGCCAGTGGGACGTGCCCATGTCCTTGTACACGGTCGCGCCGGTCGGCGACGAGAAAGACACCGTCTCCGAGCCGACCCCGACGTTGCCCCACCAGTCGGTTTTCGCCGAGAAATTATGCCCGTAGCCATCCGACCGAAGCCAGAACTGCGCGTACACCTCAACGTACCCCTGATGAGGGTCGCCCGTGTACCACATCTCCACGCCGACCGACATATACCCGGACGACGCGGACCACTGAATCGCCATGAGTGTTACTCCTTAGAATCCGATGCGCTCACGCAGCGCAGAACGCGACGCAGGCGCGAGACCATCCGAGACGACCCCGCCAGCCTCGACGCGCATCCGCCCGATCAGCTGATCATCCGAGTCACGCACGACCAGATACTGAGGCCCGGTCGCCTGGATACGAGCCAGACCAGCCGTCCCGCCAAGACCCGCCGTGACCGACAGCGCACCAGCCTCCAGGCCAGCGAGCTGCTCCTGCCCGGCCGCGATCGTGTCCCTGATCGCCTCCTCGAACAGCGGCTCGCGCTGCGCCACACCCTCGGCGAGGGCCTCGACAATCGAGCGACCCGAGTACAGCGTCCAGCCGTGACCCGAAAACGGGCCCTTCTTCGCTGGCGAGAACGGCAGATACTTGCGGATGGAGCCGAGTACGTCTGACACTGCGCCTGTCGCCGCAGACGCCATTGACTTGATTCCATCAATCAGGCCCTGAATGATTTTCTTGCCGGACGACACCATCATTGACGGCACGCTCGACAAGACGCTCGTGATTTGTTTCGGCACATCCAAGAAGATGTTTTTCAGTGCCGGCATGGACTGTATGATGCCGTCGATCAAGCCCGTCAGAATCTGCACGCCTGCATTGAGAATCAGCGGGAGATTCTGCACGAGGACCGTCACGATGGTCGTGATGATCTGCGGCAGCATCGCGATCAGCTGCGGGATCGCCTGCACAAGGCCGTTGATGACGCCGATCAGGAGCTGCACGCCGGCACTGATGATCAGCGGCAGATTCGTTATCAACGTCGTGACGATCGTGTTGATGATCTGCGGCAGCATATCGATCAGCTGCGGGAGCGCTTCGAGGATGCCATTGATCAGCGTCGTCAGCAGCTGAATGCCGGCCTCGATGATCAGCGGAAGATTCTCAACGATCGTAGTGACGACGGTTGTGAGGATCTGCGGCAGCATCTCGATCAGGGCTGGGAGCGCCGTCTGCAGGCCACTGATCAGCGCTTGCAGTACCTGGACCCCCGCGTTGATCAGCTGCGGCAGCGCCTGCACGAGCGTCGTGACGATCGTCGTGACGATCTGCGGGAGCGCTGCCGCCAGCGTCGGGATCGCCTGCACTAGCCCGTTGATCAGGCCCGTTAGCAGGCCCGCGCCAGCCTGAATCAGCTGCGGGACACCCTGTGAGATCGCGTCGAGCAGGGACGTGATGATGCCAGGCAGCGCTTCGAGAAGCACCGGGATCGCCGCCGTCAGACCGGCCGTCAGACCGTTGATCAGGGCAACACCCGCGCTGATGAGCTGCGGCAGCATTCCGACGAGGCCCTGCACGAGTGCAACGATCATCTGCGCGGCAGCGGGGATCAGCTGCGGAAGCCACGAGCCGAAAGCGTCGACGAATGACTCGATGATCTGGCCTGCCATGTCGAGCAGGACCGGCAGCGCAGTCGTAAGACCCGTGATCAGGGTCTTGACTGCCTCGGCGCCCGACGCGATCAGCTGCGGCGCATTCGACACCAGCTGCTCCCCATACTCCGAGACCTTGCTCACCACATCCGAGATCATCGTCTGAATCTGCGTCGTCAGCTCGCCACCAGATGCCTGCACCAGCGCGCCGATGCCGGCGACTGCCGCCGCGATGAGGCCCCCGAAGGCCAACACCTTACCGAACCGCGCCGGATTCAGGAACATCCCAACCTGCCCGATCAGGCCCTCGACCGCTGACCCAATCGGGCTCGCCGCTCCCGCCAGCGCCTGCCCCATCTTCGGGCCGACTCCACGCATCGCCTCTACAGCTGGACCGAGGGCCTTGCCTGCGCCTTCCTTGACGACACCGCCGACACCCGAGAGCCTCTCGCTGAGAGTCCCGAACGACGGCCCGATGTGTTTGTCTCCAGCCTCGCGGATCACGCGGCCAACGCCGGCGATCTTCTCGCCGATCGCCGCAGACGCATTCGACGCCGCCTCGCCCGCACCAGACTTCAGCGCACTACCGAGGCTCGCCGCGTGCTTCCCGACTGATTCGACGGCAGGCTCGAATATCTTGCCCGCGCCCTCCTTCACCGCACCACCAAGACCCGAGAACTTCTCCACGAGAGCAGACGGCGATGGAAGCGCATCAAACGCACCGATAATCAGCGACGGATCAGCCAGCAGCATGCCAGCGCCCGCGAGCGCGGCGAAGCCTCCGGTCGCTTCTCCGAGGGCTTTTGCGATGTCCTCGAGGGTGAGGGTGCCGTCCTTCATGGCGTCGGCGAAGGGGCGTAGCTTTTCAGCGAGTATGTCGACGTACTTGCCCGCGCTGTCGAAGGCCGGGCCGACCTGCTCGCCGACTGCGTTGATGATGTCAGTCAGAGGTTCCTTGACCTTGTCGAGGGAGGCGACGAGGCCTTTTTCGACGGCGGCCTCGAGGTTGCCCCACGCGCCCTCGAACGTCGATGCGGACTTCGCTGCCTGTTCCGCGACGTCCGTGAAACCGAGGTCCATGAGCGCCTGATTGAATTCCTCGGCCGTGATCTGGCCTTCGCTCATAGCATCGCGGAAGTTGCCCGTGAACGCCGCGTTTTGTTTGAGGGCTTCCTGGAGCTTGCCAGACGCGCCGGGGATAGCGGCAGCGATCTGATTCCAGTCCTGGGTCGTCAGTTTCCCGGCGCCGTTGATCTGCACGAGGGCAAGCGCGACCTGCTTGAACGTCTCCTTGGTGCCGCCCGCGATGGCGTTGACGTTGCCGGCCGCTTCGGCCATCTTGTCGAAGTCTTTGACGCCGTTCGCGGCGAGCTGTGCAGTCACCGACTGGATATCGGACAGATCGTAGACGGTCTGGTCGGCGTAGGTCTGCGCGGCTGCGGTCAGCTGCTTGATTCGCGCGGGGTCAACGCCCGCAAATTCAAGCGTTTTCTTGAATTTATCGGTCGCGTCAGACGCAGCGATCGCCGCGGGGACCTGAGCCGCGAGCGCGGTCGTGACGCCGCCGACCGCTGCGGCGACGCCACCGAGGCCGAGCTTGCCGATTGAGGAGAGGGCACCGCCGATATGCGTCGAGAGCGACTGGCCGATCTTCGAGCCCCAGGATTCGGTCGCGCCCGTGAGTGCGGACGTGACGTCACCGGACCCGAATTCGGACGCGATCTGTTTCTTGAGTCCCCTGAACGACGGGACTACGTCGATCCATGCTGTGCCCAGGGAAGCGCCTTCGGCCAATGCCTTCTCCTTATCTAGTTTTCAACTGGGGCTCGGGCCGCGCTGAGCTGTTTGTCGATCCAGTCCGTGTCGGGCATGTGGTCGATTTCGACGCGCGTGCCCGGGCGCGGGATCGGCGGCGGCGCCCCCCTGCCTTTCTGCGCGTTCTCAGTCTTTGCCCACTGGAGCCAGCGCAGCGAGTCTGCCTGAATCGCAGCGAGATGCGTGTCGAGCGACCTCCACTGCCACTCTTGGTCGATGGCGCGCAGCGTCCAGGATTCCGTCTGCTTGATGATGACGGATGCGAGGCGCGCGGCCTGCCGTCCCGGCATCTGGCGCGGGCCGCGCCCGAAAAACCGGAGGAAGTCAGCCTCCAGCTCATCGGGCGCGTGCGTCAGGATCGCGGCGAGGGTCAGGCTTTTGGGGCAAGCTCGCTCATGATCTGGACGAGAAGCTCAGTCGCGGCGGTCGCCGTGACGCGGCCATCCCCGCGCCTGATGGAGTTGAGCAGCGCCGGAGCCTGATCGCCCGTGACAGCGCGGAAAACGGTCGGCAGTGCGAGGATGTCGCCACGCTGAATCTCAGCGAGCGACTCGAGCAGCTCGAAGTCATCGAAAACGGTCGGGTCGACCGTTAGCTGTACGCCTGCGACCGTGATCGTGCGCAGCCCCTGCGAGACAGTACTGACGGGCCCGCGATGTGCCTCATGCATCTCTGCCTGAGCTGTCTCGTGGTCGCTCATCTTGCCGTCGACGGGACGCGCGGTCGCGTATCCGCCCTGCTCGCGGGGACCGCCGTGCCATTCGATCTCGACGTCGCTGCGCGGCGGGACTGCGACGCTCTCGACGTCGTCGGGGTTGCCGGGCACCATCTGGTTGTAAAAAGTCATCGCGCTAAACCTTTCTAAGCTTGTGAGTCTTTGTCGCGCCTATTGGGGGTGAGTGGGAGAGGGGCGGGGCGCGACCCTGCCTGCGC